TACTGGAAAGTGATGTCGCTACCAAACTACGCGATGCGGAAGATTTGATATTACCATTATTGAAGAATCTCAAACGCAATCCAGAAAAAGATTATATTCATTGGCCAAACAGGGATGTAATCATAGACAAACAAATTGAAAGAATTACAGCAGTAACGAGATATTTCGAGAGAATTTAGTATGACAAAGATTTTGGTCACTGGCGATAGTTTCGCTGCTGGCGAATGGTCTAGGGAAGATTACACACAAAAAGTTACTCATGGTGGATTAGCTGAATATCTATCACAAGATGGATATGATGTAAAACATTTACCATTTCCCGGCAATAGTAATTTTTTTATTATAAGTCAATTAACCAACACACCCACCGTTGATTTAATAATTTTCTTTTGGTCTGCCTCGATAAGAGACCTCAAACAAAGAACTGGTACTGAAAAGAACTCAGACACAAAGATTAATAAAAATCAACTTTTAAATTTTAGAGATTTATTTCATCATCAATCTTTTAAAGATTTGAACAGACTTTGTGAGTTGAAAAGAACACCTTGTATTCTGATTGGTGGTGTAGAAGATTTGCCGAGTTGGTTTGTTAAGACTGATTGGATTAATCCCCTAGTCCCAAGTTTCATGGATATTGCTTATCCAGACTCACCCATAAAACCAATGTTAAGGGATTGGGTTGGTAGTATGGGTGGGTCAGCCTTTGATATATTTGATGAAGACCTATATAATGATATTGAGATATCCCAAGATTATTGGGAAGGGATGGTGAAACACCAACCCGATACCCATGACCCCCATCCAAATAGATGGGCTCACAAAAAACTATATGAATATATACAGGGAGAGGTTAAGAAATATGGGCAAATTCTATAGGAGAAAGACATTGAAAACTGGAGAAACAATGGAGGATTTACTAACCCAAACTGAACATCAAAAACAGAAGATTGGATTCCAAAAGAAATCCCTAGATGACCAGCAAAAAGCGATACAAGAACAGCAAAAAGCGATAGAAAAATTGATTTCAGACCAAAAATAATTGAAGTTTTTTTCTTTTTCTCATTAAATCAATGGCTTACGATGGCAGAAAAGTGTTGACTTCTGCTATGAATTGTGCGATCATATACTTGTAATTGAGATTGAGAGAGAGTATGGACATATCAGATAAATCACTACTTGCGAAACTCCTCGCCACTGAGGATGTTTCGATTGAACATAGGAATGTACCTACCGCGTACTTCGATTTGAAGTCTAGGAAGATTGTACTTCCCAATTGGAAGGACATGCCTGATTTCTTGTATGATTTATTGATTGGTCATGAAGTTGGTCACGCTCTCGTAACTCCCGCTGAAGGTTGGCACTCTGCCTCTTCTAGTAAGGGTGCAAATTTCAAATCATTCTTGAATGTCGTAGAAGATGTTAGGAATGAGAGACTAGTTAAAATCAGATATCCAGGCTTGGTCAAGTCATTCTATAAGGGATATCAAATGCTTTACAAGAAAGACTTTTTCGGTCTTTCAAAATTACAAAAGACTCCCCAAGAATTACCACTAATTGATAGAATCAATCTTCACGCTAAGGTTGGTGCTTTCCTTACTCTACAATTCACTGCTGAGGAACAGGTCATACTTGACAAGTGTTTCGCTGCTGAGACTTGGGATGAGGTTGTCGCCATCGCTGAGGAATTATATGATTTCTCTAAGAATGAAGATGCGATGCAAGATCTTTTAGAAGAACAAGGCATGGGTATGCCTCAGTTTGGTGAAGATGAAGATGACTTTGACCAAGATGAAAATGGTGAATGGTCAGAGTCACCATATGGTGAAGAGGAGTCTGAAGAGGGCGACTCTGAGTCTGGTGAAGGTGAAGAGACTGAATCTGTAGAAGGTGAAGAAGGTGACGCTCAGTCTGGTGAAGGTGAAGAGACTGAAGAAGAAACTGAAGAGACTACTGCTTCTACTGAAGAAGATAAAAATACTGAAGACGCTGCTGAGTCTGGTGATAGACCAGAAGATGGCGATATCATGGAAGGTTCTGAAAATTCTGAGGGGTATAACCCCCATGATTTCGATGACGCGGAACCTAAGTCATTTACCGATGAGGCTTTTAGAGAGAATGAGGGCAACCTAGTAGAATCTGGCAAGACCAATGGTGTTGTTACTGCTACCATGCCTAAGTTCAAGTCTAAGTACTTTGTTTTCCCAACTACCGATGTTTGGCCTACTAAAGATTTTGAGTATGTTTGCGGTGGAAGGTATGATAACATTGCTGCTGGTTCTGCTCAAGATGTAGAGAAAGATTTACTTGACGAATTCATGAAAAGAAACAAGGCGTCAATTAATCAACTAGTTATGCAGTTTGAGATGAAGAAAAAAGCCACCCTACTAAGGAAGGCCAAAATCAATAAAACTGGTAAGTTGAATGAAGATAAGTTGTGGGCATACAAGTTGACTGAAGACTTGTTCCTATCAAGTACTACTGTGCCAGATGGTCAGAACCATGGCATGATGATGTTTGTAGACTTCTCTGGTTCAATGGGTAGACACATGGCTGGTACTATTGAACAGACACTAATTCAAGTTGCCTTCTGTAAAAAAGTTGGTATCCCATTTGATGTGTACGGTTTTTCAAACTGTGCTAACTCTCTCCAAGGTGAGAAGTTCGGAAATGCTTCTAGGGGTTCTGCTTTCCAATCTTGTGAAGAGGGTGAGTTGTTTATTGAGTCTGGTGGGTTCGCTCTGCTTCAGTTGATATCTTCTGAATTGCCTCAGAGTGAGTACAATAGATGTTTCAAAAAGTTACTTGGTTACAAAACTTCATTTGAGTGGAGAGATATGAAACCAAGAATGGAAAGATACGATGTACCTTACCATCTTTATCTTGGTTCTACTCCGCTGTCAAGTTGTATGATAGTTGGTGCTAAGATTGCTAAGAAGTTCAAGGAAAGAAATAGAATTGAGGTTATGAACACAATCGTTCTTTCCGATGGTGGAAACACTTCTGATTTAGAAGTAATCTCGGATGGTGAGTATGAAGAGAATGGTAGGTTCAGATATTCAAATGCCATTCAAAAAGAGTTTGGTCATGGATACGGCGAAGAAAGAACTGACATTGGTAAATTCCAATTGAGAGGCAACGGTCTGTCAGTTACCACTAACATCAAAGGGATGTATGGAACAAACTACGGTAGGGTCAGTTATGAAAGTGCTACTGCTGTTACTTTTGACTACTACAAAAAGTTTGTCGGTTCCAGAATAGTTCACTTCTTCTTAGTTGATAACAACATTAGAGAAGCGAGACAGGCGTGGACTGATATGACAGGTGAGTATGCCGAGTATGATGAAAACTTTGCTAAAGAAAAGGCAACTAACTGGAAAAACAATAACTTCATGTCTTGCCAGTCTAAGTTGGGAAGTGATGCTACCTTCATTCTGAAGGGTGCTAAGTCTCTTAATGAAGAGGCAGAGTTTGAAGTCAGTTCTGATAGTAAGGCTGACATTTTGAGAGGGTTCAAGAAATTCCAGAAAGGCAAGTCCAATTCCAGACAGTTCTTGAACAGATTTATTGATGAGGTCGCGTAAGTGGTTGAATTTAAAGGGAAAGAAAATGAAAATAATTTCGTTTTGGCCCTTGACATTTGCCCCCAAATATGGGATCATGATCAGGTAATTGAGAAAAAGTGAGAGGTAAATTATGAGTGTAAAACAAAAAGAACAGTTCCTTCAGGCCCTTGCCGATGCGAACAATTCCGCGTCTGCCGTGTTCTCCAAAGCGGAGGCAATGCAGATTGCAAAATCAAGTGGGTTGAAAAATCCCATGTGGTTTTTTAAAGAGTGTAAAGTTGGTAGAAACCAATTTTCGCCAAACATGGCAACTCTAATGACAGTGGGTAATACTGCTCTCAAACCTGTCGCTGCTGAGGCGACTGCCCTTGAAGAGTCAGTATCTACCCTAGAACCGATTGAGACAATTCAATCGCAGCCATTAGATTCCAAGATTGTAAAACAGGCAAAACTTGCGGTGGAAATAGATAACTTAGTTCCAGATTCAGATAGTACTTATGTCCCATTTGGGTTTCATAAAGATTTGGTGAACATCATCAAGTCTGGTATGTTCTATCCTACATTTATTTGTGGTCTATCTGGTAACGGTAAGACTATGATGGTGGAACAAGTTTGTGCCAAACTCAAGAAAGAAGCTATTAGGGTTAACATCTCTATCGAAACCGATGAAGATGATTTAATCGGTGGCAATACTCTTGTCGATGGTAATGTTGTTTACAGGGAAGGCCCTGTTCTGACTGCCATGAAGAGGGGTGCGATTCTTATCCTAGATGAGATTGATAGGGGTTCTAACAAGTTGATGTGCCTTCAGGCAATCCTTGAAGGGAAACCTTACTTCAATAAAAAGTCTGGTGAGGTCATCACGCCTGCTACTGGTTTCAATGTGATTGCTACTGCGAACACTAAGGGTCAAGGTTCCGATGACGGTAAGTTCATGGGTGCTCAAGTTCTTGATGAGGCGTTCCTAGAAAGGTTTGCTATCACGGTTGAACAAGAATATCCATCTAGTGTTCAAGAGAAAAAAATCATTATGAACAAGATGGGTGTCGCTGAGTGTGTCGATGAAGACTTCGCTGACAAGTTGGTCATGTGGGCTGACATAATCAGAAAGACTTTCTATGAAGGTGGAATCGATGAGTTGGTTTCTACCAGAAGATTGGAACACATTGTCAAGGCATATGCCATGTTCTCTGATAGACTCAAGGCAATTCAGTTGTGTGTCAATAGGTTTGATACCGACACCAAGACTGCCTTCATTGACCTTTACACTAAGGTTGATGCTGGTGCCTCTGTTGAAGAGTTGATGGACACTCCTACCGATGGTTCTACTGAAGAAACTTCTGAGGGGAATGACACTTATGACTTCTAGTCCAGACTATAAGTATAATGAAGGAGCTCTTATCAAAGAGCTCCAATCTTATATTGATAACACTTATGGTGAACATTATTCACAAAACAGTTTTCAGGCAACCGAGTTTATTATTGATGGTGGCCATGGTGAAGGGTTTTGTATCGGTAATATTTTGAAGTATGCTCAGAGATATGGCAAGAAAGACGGTTATAACCGCAAAGATTTAATGAAAGTATTGCACTATGCAATCATCGCCCTCCATGTACACGATTTGGAGCACGATTAACCAGTTTGCCCCCAGCGGGCAGTCGGGGCTTGATACGCCTCTCTCTTACTCTCTCACAAGAAGTATCAAGTTCCCGACAACTTTATTATAAATAAGAGAGTAAGAAATAAATTAGAGGAATGAACAATGGCATATAGATTAACTTACACTAGTACTCGACCAGACACATCGGCAGATTGGTATTTCTTTTATGAAACCGCTGATGCTGGATTTGAGACTAATGCGACACATTTTAGAAACTGGCTTGACGCGAGAAGTGATGTAACTGTTACTTTGACTGTGGCAGAAGATAATCTTTCTTTTAAATGGGAATTAGATTTTGCTGATGAAGCAGCTTACGATGCATTTGTAGTTGATAGGACTGCCCTGTTTGCAGCTGCTCCTTACAATGGCACTGCCCATTTACAGGAAACAGCTTACTTGGATTACTTATCTGCTAACAGTATGACTGGCGCTGAGACTCCAGCAGGCGGAGCAGAAGTCTAAAGTAAAATAAGGGGTTGACATTTGCCCCTAACAAATGTTATTATATGATGTTTAATTTGATTGAGGTATATTATGAAACTATCTAAAACAACTTTGGAGTTGTTGAAAAACTACGCCACCATTAACACAAATCTTTTGGTTAAGGAAGGTAGTAGTTTGTCAACCGTGTCCGCTTCTAAGTCAATTCTTGCAAAGGGCACAATCGAAGAGAGCTTCCCACAGGAGTTCGCAATCTATGATTTGAATCAATTCTTATCTCTGGTCACCATGAGTGATGATACTGAGATAGAATTTTCAGATGAATATCTAACCTGTAAGTCTGGGGCTGGTAGATTTAAATTCTACTATGCAGAACCATCTATTATTGTGGCCGCACCAGACAAAGAAATTGAACTTGATAATTTCTATCAGTTCAACATCACCAAA